TTCACACGCTCTGTAGGATTCTCGGGAGATGCAAATCCGTTCTCACTCTCGTCTTCGATATCGATGTACATGACTCTGATGTGATTTGGATTGTAATCAACTTCGGAGTCTCCCCTGTATTCCTTGGCAATGAATTGATACTGAGAATCGATCTCGCCATAGATGGTGAATCCCTCTAGTCTACCGTACTCATCCATAAACTCCCGCATCTCATACTGATTCGGAAAATCAATTTCACGGAGAGCCATACCATTGATGGTCTTGTACTTTAGAGGCTCTGTTGATTTAGAGTCTCGTTTGACAAAGAGGGAAGGACGAAACGGAACAGACTCATGAATTCGTCTGCCGTCATCATCCCACCCTCGGTGCAGGATCTTTCCGCCTTTGCAGGCAACATGTGTGTAGAATTTAGTCATTCACGCTCTACTGCTAGGATCCAATCTTGGTGTACTATATCACATCCACCATGACCTCGTCTACCATTTTTTGTCAGATCCCAAAGAACTTTATCTCCGATCTGAATATCTTCCGTGAGTTTGTCTCCTACTGAAACGACAACACTCCAGATGTTCTTGTTCGTAATCTTCTCTGTATAAATGATGCCCTCTTTGGTCTTCTTCTGTTGACCAAGTCCAGGAGTCTTTACGCTGACCCATTTCCCAATCGGTCTAAAGTTGCTCATTCATCACCTCCAAAAGGTTTGGTTTGATTTGCTCTGCAATTCGGTCTTCTGCGATCTTGACATACTCGGGATTAAGTTCCGTTCCGATATAGTTGCGACCATTCCTTAGGGCAACCACAGCGGTCGTACCGCTGCCTGTGAACGGGTCAAACACCGTGCCGCCGACAGGACAGCCTGCAAGGACGCAGGGCGTGATGAGTTCCTCGGGGTACACGGCGAAGTGTGCGCCCTTGTATCCCCGTGTATTCACAGTCCAAACTGATCGCTTGTTTCGCTTGCCATCGGATGCCCACACACGATCAGGCTCCAATCCAGGATCCCGTGCGCCTTTTTCCTTGGGCTGTGTGACATTCTTGTTGCCCGGTGCATGTGGTTTACCTACTGCATCTTCTTTGATTACATTGTGGTCATAGAAGTAATGGGGTTTCTTAGACAGCATAAAAATGTATTCATGTGCCCTTGTACAACGGTCCTCAACGCTTTCTGGCATTGGGTTCGGTTTGCTCCAAATAATATCCTGCCGTAGATACCAACCGTCCGCCTGAAGCGCAAACGCCACACGCCACGGAATCCCGATCAAGTCCTTCGTCTTCAATCCCTTTTGATCCTTACGGTTACCAGGAACGAAGTTACTTGGCATACCTCTTTGACCACCGATAGTTTGTGGTGGTGGGGCACAATTCTTAGATGACATGTAAGAATCGCCAAGGTTTAACCACAGAGTTCCATCATCACGAAGAATGCGTTTCACTTCACGGAAAACCTCCACCATCTTTTGAACATATGCATCAACGGTATCTTCTTGTCCGATCTCACACTCACCACCATCGTATGATCGAAGACCAAAGTACGGTGGTGATGTGATGCAAGTATGCACAGACCCTTCAGGCAGCGTCTTCATACCTTCGACGCAGTCTCCGAGAATGATGCGGTGTGATATCATCCAATATCTCCGTATTTCATTCCACGGACGAAGAAATGCTCTTCGTGTTGATCAAACCCGAAGCACTCTCTAGCATATTCAAGAATAATATTCTTGTCGAACTTATTACATGAGTAGACATCAAGGGTAATAAAATGAGTGGGTTCGATAGAGTGAATCTGAATACCGCTCTCAATAAGTGGAATCCAACCACTCACCCCTGTCTTCTCAGGATAAACTTCAACTCCATTCTTTGTTGGTGCATGGATGACAAATGGCTGACTCATACGGGTCATACCAATTTTATCTACCACCCTTTCAAGAAAGCGATAGTGAAGTTCCAAATCGTCCGCTGCACCGGCACGGCAACCGTACATGTCTAGGTAATACGAATATCCAAATGGCTTACTCAATTGTTGATCTCCTTTTGAACTTTGATCCAATACTTCTTCGTCTTTGACTTCTTATGACCAGAAGGTCCACCATTGTGGATCCTTGCTAGGTCTTCTGCTGTTGCATTCTTCGGAGCATATCGACTCAAGTAAGCAATGACAACTCTCTTTGCGTAATCAGGATCATAGCAATCTTTGTATGATCCACCGAGGGTCTTGTCATACTGAACCGCATCCTTCCAATAAATTTCCCAAATCTGGTAAGGTCCGATTGCTCGTCCGTTATCACCCACGGCTCTATCGTCCCCACCACTCTCAACCTGACGAATAGCAGCGAGTAGTTCGGGAGTCAGGGCAGCAGGCACACGCACGGGCGCAGGCGCACACGCAAGCGCACACACGCACACGCAGGAGAGAATCCAATTCATGAAGTCAGTCCTTTCGGGTTGAGTTCTTCTTGTCCTGAACAAAGGAGTGAAACAAAACTGCGTAGTTGATGATGTCAACACAAGTGTCCTCAAGACTTTCGTCCTTGACTTGGAAAGCCCCCGCTTCAACGAAAGAGGAGAGTCTCGATAACTTGTCCGTCATTCGGACAAGCATTCCTGCTTCAGTTGTGCAGATGCCCATCGCTTCACAACGGGTGAAGTTGGCAAATGGTTCCGTACCAGCCTTACCGGCATAGTCGGCGTTCTTTCGCTTCATGAGTTCATGAGCCTTCTTTGTCAATTCGTTATGGGACTTCAATAGTTCGTCACGGGTCATAAGGACATTCCTTTCATCGGCATGTTGAATATCGAACTTAAGATTAATTCGGAAATGAATTTATTAAGACTTTCCTGTGGATCCAAATCCACCATTTCTAGAAGTTTTGGGTTGTGGTTTTTGGCAAGAATAAAAGTTGGCTCTATAAGTTGGAACTATCTCGCCTTGACAAATTCTGTCTCCGTGATTAATTCGAATCGGAATTTTGCTTGAGTTGTAAACTAAAACCATCAACTCATCGGTGTAATCGGAATCAATAATTCCTTCGGCGTTACATAACATCAGTCCTCCGTGGATGGATAGACCTGACCTCATGTGCAGTCGCATTGACCACCCATCAGGGATGTCAAATGCTAGTTGTGTCGGAATCATAGTTCTAGAGTGAGGAGGGAGTGTCACATACTTTGTGTCAGAATTTAAATCAGACGCAGCCAAAAGCATATTGCCCTTGCTTTCGTCTGTAAAAGATTTAATCAGACATTTACCATTAACAAAACACGCTTTGATGTCAAAGCATGCAGATCCCTCAGTTGCGTAAATCGGATCAAATGCGCCGGGATGAATTTTGTGAAAACCGACAGATATCGTGCGATTATAATCGCTCATAATTTAAACCTCATCTTGTTGAAGATCTTACATCTATTTTTCGCCGCCGTCAACCGATTTTTTTCTAGTTCCGATACTATATTTCGGAATTAGTTCCCAATCTTTCTTCTCTGAATGTGGAAGTATCTTCATATGATTGATTGGACAAACTGGATCTTTTGTGGCGTTCTTGTTTACTATTTTTAGTAAACCCCAATCCTCTAAAAGATTTGCTATTGTGTTTCTACGTCCTTTGTCCTGGTCGGGGAGAGAATCAGACAGTCCATCTAAAGCAAATAATTCTTTAAAATGAACTATGTAATACTTACCCTTCTTATGAAGTATGTGACAAGATTGATAAAGTTTTTTCTCAGTTTTTGATGAGACTCCTATTCTAGTTAGAGTCTCCTTAATCTTCAAAAAGTTTTGAGGATCTTGCAATTCTACTTCCACGAATGTATCTACTAAAGACATGATAACTCCTGACCATAGTGAGGTTCAGTAGTTATTTAGGAATACGATCTCCTCCACGGCCTCTGCGGAGTTGTTGTTTCTGCTCCTCTGTCAATAGTGACAAGTATTCTGCTGCCCGTCTTTGGTTGACTTTGTAAAGTTCCATGACCAAAGGCAACATCTCGTCTTCCTCACGCTTCATCCACTTGTCATATCGGCGGCGACGGCGGACAGATCCATATAGGAAGTCATACTGCAACTTCTTGTCTAAAGTCCACCGTTCATTCATGGAATTGGCGTAAAGAATGGTATCGGGACTAAATGACAAGGAACGATTGACCATGTAGGGGAGATAGTCTCTCTCTACTTCAGGCTGCACCTGAATCAGGTTCTCTGTCTTTTCGTTTATGCTCTTTACGAAATCGAATGGCGAAAGTCTTTTACTCATGCTCATCAGGTAAGTCCAAATCATCTAGATTGATTCCGTCAGGTGACGAGAGATTCACAATCAGTCTAACAGGAATGTAGATCCACTTCATTTTGTTGTTGTCATAGTAGGAGTTCAACAAGAACTGATCGTACCCGTTGCTACCATGGTACCTCGGGATGAGAGGACACTCAATATAATTGTCAGACACAATGTTATTCTTGTGAATGATCTGTGTCTTGACATGACTTCCATTTAGGGTCTCGTATTCAATATCTAATGTGTATGGATAGATCCGTTCAAGAATTTTGTATATCCAACTACCAAGCATCATATCTGACATACCTGTGATCTCGACATAAGAATTGAGACCACCAGTGTCTTGTCCTTTAGTGGTTTGAATTGCCTTTACTGAGAAGTAGTTGTTTCTTTCCTCAAGAAATTTACGACGAACAACTTCACATTCCTTGCTGAATGTTTCGTAGTGATATTTTTTGTTGAGGCTCTCAGAGACCTTCATCACCTTTGACAGATCCTCGTCATTAAGAATGCTAGACATCAGCATAATTTTAGATAGAGGAGTTGCCTCAGAAACTTCAGATGCGGTAATGGTGTCAATCTCATCCCATGCCTTCTGATTAATTTCACGAACCGAAGTCTTAAACTCGGTCACGAAACTCTTAATGTCGTACTTCTTACCGATCTCATGGATCTTGATTGACAAATCGTTGAGGCTTTTTACTGCTTCCATGACTGCCTCCTTTAGAGGATAGTACGAATGTATTTATGGTGCTGTCTCTGTCCAAATCACTTAAAGGTGCAATCAGCAGCAAGTGATATGCAACAAGCAGCAAGGTTCACTTCCTGATCGGCAACGAATGCTGCTTTATACTGATACTCTGCGATAATGAGAACCGCTTGTGGAATCGAATCTGGTGTTAAGTGATCCTGTAATCCATCATAAATGGATCGGAAGATATGAGTCGTGTCCTTGTCACTATTTTCAATCACCCACTTACGAATGTCTGTAAAACTCTTGGCCTTGAGTGCCTTTGCCAAAGCCTTGATACTGACATTTGCATCTGATGATAGAACACCAACATCGATCTTCCCTCCAACGGAATATCTCTGCAACTCGTTAAGAGTCTTTCTGAAGTCGGGAAAGTTCTTAATGATAAGATCGGCAAGCACCTTATCGTTGTACTCAATTCCTTCACCGTCAAGAATGTTCTTCACTCGCTGACTGAACTTCGATGCAACACTAACCTTTTCAGAATTAAGGATTCTGAAGTCAATGACGGTGCATCTACTGTGCAGGGGTTCAATGATTCGGTTCTTGAAGTTGCAAGTGAGAATGAATCTACAGTTGGCAGCAAACTCTTCCATGAACCCACGAAGAGCGGGCTGTGTAGATGAGGGATTCAGATAGTCTGCCTCGTCCAAGATTACAACCTTGTTCCCTCCGCTGATAGAAACGGTAGAAGCAAAGTTGCGAATCTTGGTACGAAGGACATCAATACCACTCTCATCCGATGCATTGATGAACAGCATGTCCAAGTTCATCTCATTGCACAATGCACGGGCTACTGTGGTCTTACCCGATCCTGCACTTCCAGTTAGGATCATGTTTGGAATCTGACCCGCCTTGACAATGTCATGGAAGGTCTGCTGAATCCTCTCGGGAAGGATGCAGGAATCAATATCTTTCGGACGATACTTCTCTACCCAAAGGAAGTGGTTCATTCATTCATCCTGCGCTCATGGCGATCCAATATTGAACTGGTACAGTCTTGCCCTTGAAGTTAGCAACTGCCTTGGACGCAATCGAAACTTCATAATCGTCCTGAATCATCTTTAGAGTGTCGATTGTGAACCAGAACGGGAACGGAGCGTCACTGTCGTTCTCCTGTACCAAGAGTTGCCAACTGTTACCAGTAGGATTCTTCTTGTCGCACACTCGGATGGCGACCATGTCTTCCTCATTCGTCACACACATATCAGGGGCTTGAAGAATCGAAGCCGCCTTCATGACCGATCCAAGATCCTTGTCACTCATGGTAAAGTTGACAACCGATTGCGGCATCTTGATCTTCTTATCTCCCTTGTTCTGAATGAACTCAGGATTGGTATAGAAGTACTTCACAGAACGATTGTTTCCGTCGCCATCAGATGCGATGACAAGATGCGTGTCCTTGAATTCAAAGACAGGATCCTTGAAGAGGCTGACAATACCAAGGAACTGAGCCATATCATAGATGGCGAACTCAATGGGGAATTCTTCGGTGACCTGTGCCTCTGCGAGGATTCGATTGGAAGGACAAACGGTATTGAGTTTGCTCCCCTTGCGAATGAGCAGGCTTGGGTTGATGGATGCAAAGTTCTTGAGAATAGAAAGAGTCTCGGGAGAGATCTTCACGCATGTGCCGGTATCTGTCATATTTCCTCCTTGTGAGATGCGAAGAGTATACAGCCCACAAGGAGGAAGTCAATCAGTCAGGTGCTATAGCCGAAAGATTATTTGCTGCAAGCCAATCCAATACTCTATTTGTAGGTACAACCATGAGAATACGGGTTCCATAGTTTATTCTTACAACGATACCAATACATTCACCAGTATCTCTTGTGAACACACCACCGCCACTAGAACCAGGCGCACCGTTTGATGTGATCTGAATATGATGCTCCTTCGTCCATTCTACTTTGCGTCGATTGTTACACACGATTCCATCAGTTACTGTGTTGATCTCTCCAAGAGGATTACCAACAGCGTAAATTTCTCTTCCGATTCTCGCTTCATTTCTATCAAATACTGTGTCCATCGAATCGACCATTTTGTCTGCGTTCTCTAGTCCAACTATTGCCGCATCAAGAGATTCGTTGTGGGCAAGAAGAATTCCTTTCCACGCATGCGTAGGCGTGTCAGAATCATACGGTGTGAAAGCCACAGATATCTTTCCCTTTCCGAATTCCTTTTCGTCTTGCAGAACATGTGCAGCAGTCATGACAAACCAACAGCCGTCTTTCTTGTAGAGAACACCCGACCCTAGACTCTTCTTTCCCTCTAAGGTTTCATAAAGAATCACTACAGAATGTGATAACACTCTCTCTGCCACATTCTTAGCATCCCCATAAACGACCACGGGAGCCTCGGCTGTTTTTGCCTTGACTCCCGCACGATCTACAGATGTACTTACTGTGACTGCAAGTAGCAGTCCTACTACCCAAAGGCTTCTCATAGAACACCTCCTTTGGGGGTTTAGCCCTACAGTATATTTAGTTTTCCAAGTCGTTTGATTACAAGAACTTATGGAATAGACTGAAGGAAATGTACCATTTGCTCAGTTGTGTCAAACTTGTAAGGAGAATCAGCAAAATTCTTAGATGTGATTCGGGTTGTAAACTGAAGAGTGGGACTTGTAGTTCTGTGGGTTATGTCCATGCGAACCGACCACTTGTACGGTTTGTCCGTGGGCTTGATCTCTTTGATGCTGGCAAGTCTGGCAACTTCATTTCCCTTAGCATGTGAAATTTCGGGAGGTAGTTTGTCATTATCATCAAACATATAGAGTTTGGCCTGACTGGATGGCGTATTTCCTGCCCAATCTTCCATGTAAATTCTCTTTGCTCTGATAGTAGTAGGATCTTGATTGCAGTAGAGATGCCGCACGACAGACACGGTTGATGCTCGGGTATCTGCTTTTGTGTACGATCCTCCGCTTGCTTTGAGTCGAATCTCCACCTGTGCGGCACCCTTACACGCATCGGATAGTCTTGGAATACCCCTAATGGCGGGTGCGCCACTCAATCCCGTTGAGAATAGTCCTCTTCCATTGATGTAAATGAAATGAACTTTCTTTTGTCTCAAGATATCTTCATAGAATAAGATGTTGGCAGAGTCTTCAATATACTCATTGATATTGAAGACAAGTTTATCCCCGTTTTGAGTGAAGATAGTCCCTTTATTTCCAACATCCTTCCATCCAATCTTGGAGACCTTTCCGAAAGGTAGTCTTCCAGCAACGATGGTCTTCTTATGAAGTTCGGTTGGATCCACAGAAGTTCGAAGATATTCCTGTATGCGTCGAATCATCTCAAACTTCTTAGTGTGAATTGCTCTCACAATTCCCAGCCAGATTTCTTTATCAACTTGAATCTTCTTTCTTCCACTCTGTACCCAGGATGTCTCAGTAACTTCATCTCCACTAGTTGGATCAAAGTTATTCCGTAATCCAATCTGCGTTCCCTGTGCGCTTTCGTCTTTGATCTCAATGTTGATATCACCTGAGAATGATGATCCCGCCACCTTGCGTACTTTGATAACCAAGTCAGGTTTATCATTGTCATTACCCGCACTATCTCCAACTGAAAATCTGTCTTGGCGAGTGCTTTGTAGTAGATTGTTAGCAGCACACTTCATGGATGTTGCAATAGACTTCTCTAGTGCAAACCCATGTCCGCTTATAGGGGGACATGTTCCCTCCGAAATGAGAATTTCAGGCTCAAGATATTCTTGTTGACGAATGAAATCGGAGAGGCAAATGGGGTTCATAGTCATATTTAGGCGATCTGAAAACATCAGAAACGATTGCTATTTTAAGAGCCACCTATCGGATTTGAACCGATGACCTGTTCATTACAAGTGAACTGCACTACCGCTGTGCTAAGGTGGCGAGAGTGGCCCCGAAAGGCCACATTGAGAAATTCAGATTTAGAGGTCTAGTCTCTTCGTTCGGCCCTTAACGACCGAACCGCTACTATTGCGAGAAATTCGATTGTCGAGTTCATTGTAGATTCCACCGATCTCACGACGAATCTCGTCAATCTGATCACTAAAACTGCGACGAATTTCGTCAAGTTCTTGTTCGTGATATCGTGAATTATCACGAAGATCAATTGAGTCACGGTAACGCTGAAACTCACCATTCTTCTTGAGCCAGAGAACGAAGAAGACTCCTGCCCAAATGCTTGTACAAACACTCACCCAGAAACTAACATTGTGCATCATTATGCACCTCCTTTGTTGTACTATTATAGGGATCGAACTGATTATGTCAATCAGATTATCGTGAGAGAGCAATAGATTCTGTTGCCCATTCCACGGTAGGTTGCGAAGATCAAAAGATATCTTTCACCCTTCGCCCTCCAGAGTATTCCGGATTTGCTCATTCGTTTAGTGGTCTTACTTTGCCATCCAGCAACTCTTGAATACTCTTGTATTTCTGACTTCATCTTCGTGGGTATGGTTCCTCGGAAGAAGTATCCCTTGATTGAACCTGTCCAAACATTCGATTCCTTCATCATCGAAACTAGTTTGTTCAGATGATTGAATCCGGCCATCTTAGACTTTCCGTCTTTTCCAAGATGCATGGATACCTCTGCCATTTGATCGCTATCGGGAGCGCAATCAGCAGATTGGCATTTCCTTACTCTCGCTATGTTTCGAATTGCTTTAGCCACCGCTCTTCTTCTTTAGAAGTGTGATCTTGCGTTTGATAGTGGGACGGTTCATAAATTCTTCGACTTCTGCAAGGCCATTAATTTTGTATGCGAAATAAATGCTTGATCTACGACCTTCAATATCGGTCAACATGACCAACATATCCTTTGAAGGTCTGACACCAATCATATCTGTGAATCGAACAAGATCTTGCTTGATCATCTTTTTGATTTGCGACAGATTGTATGTTCCCAATCCCTTCAGATAGATTTCAGGATCATCCACAGATGAACTAAAGTCTATGGTCTGTGCCACTTTGCCACCAACATTGAAAACCTTCGAATCAGTTTGCTCATTAACCACATTGTTAATGGCATCAATCATTTCTTTACTAGTGTTTTTGAAGGGGTTGTTCATGGTGGTTATTTATGATGGTTCAATCCTCAAACAAAGCAGTCAGCCCATCTTCCATCTTTGAATAATTAATTACCTTTTCTTCCTTGGACTGAATAGATGTTTCACTTCCATCATCCTTCCATCTGATAGGCTCGTAGATTGTCTTGGACGAGGACTTTCTATGGAAGTCATTGAGCCACTTGGCTTCCTTCTTGGCGGCTTCCTCGCTCTCGTAGACGGCTACGATGTTAGACCTCTCAACCAAGTGTCCCTGTAGGTCATCACCATGCATAATACCGATTGCCCATAGTTTACGCTTTGCCATATTAATGCTTCCTATAGGATTCGAACCTACGACTTCTTCCGTGTAAAGGAAGCACTCTAGCCGCTGAGTTAAGGAAGCAAAATGCCGAAGGTGGGAGTCGAACCCACACGCTCTTCCGAGCAGCGGATTTTGAATCCGCCGTGTCTGCCATTCCATCCACTTCGGCGTGGTGGGAGAGGAGGGACTCGAACCCCCGAAGGCCGAAGCCGGGAGATTTACAGTCTCCACCCATTGCCACTAGGGAACTCTCCCAAATCATGCGCCAATTGTAACGCCCAATCAGAAAATGTCAATCATCAAAGGCCAAGTTTCTTCAACTCTGCAATTGTTTGATTTGCACTCTTGTGATAGATTGCAATCCCGCCCACAGCAGTCCACTCTTGAACATTCTTCTTCCAATCATCGATCAAAATGTTTGGCTTACCATTCGTTGTTGCATAATCTTTCTTCTGGTGTCGAAGAACAATATTTGAGAAGTATGGCTTGGGATTTAGATTCTTCTCAATCCATTTCAGTTTATCTGCCTTTGATGACGGTTGCCATGTAGTTGTGTGTGCAGAAAGAATCTCGACTTTGTGCTTACTGATATAGTTCCATAACAATTTACCATCCGGCATCCAAGGTAGTTTTGCGAACAGATTCGGATGTTCCTCGTCCATTCTTTTCTTGAGTGGATTGATGTGAGAGTCGAAGTTTTTGTTGGATAAGTTGGGAATGTTGTAGAGTTTGGCTACTCCTGCAACAAGATCAACTAACACCCCATCCATATCGCAGTAGATCGTTGGTTTGTGCTGAAATGCTTCAGGGAAGTATTCTAGAAAGTCTTTCATATGACTGTCTCCATCAATTTGTTTTTCACAGCGTAGATCGCTGCTCGTTTTCCTGCCTCAAGATCCGATGGATAGTGAACACCGGCAACTACTCTAGAGTCTCCAATTCGATCTGCAATATCACTAAACTTCTCTGTATACTCAGGGTGTTTCTGCGATAGAATCGTAGCAAACATCCAAGCATCAAAAGAGTGTCCAGATGGATAAGCGGGAGTTGACGGATCCTTGATTCGAATAACGATTTTCTTACCATACTCTGGTGCGATCTGAAAGGGTCTGGCCCGATTAAAATGCACCTTCAAGTAATTAAGAAACCCATCTGTCTTGTCGGTCAATTCATGGAACCAATCTCTTCCATAATACTTTCCAGTAAGAGACTCCGTTTCGTCTGACCACATGTCGTAATGGTCATCTAGATTGTCCATCCTCTGTGCGAATTCTCTCTCTTCGATAGTGGCTTCCGCCATTCTATTGATGATGTAGTTCAGTTCATTGATGGTCTTGGTGCTGCTGTTGGGCGGCGGCACATCAAGAACTCTCGACACAGGAACTCCTGACATCAAAAACTTGCTTAGTGATTTTGATGGATCGTTCTTGTGCTGATCAATCTGTACAAGATACTTTGACTTCATGTATCCGACGATTGTGTCTATCGAATGAATCTGTTGAAACTTTAACATCGATCATTTCAGTCTGAGTAGATACTTAGTCTGATTCACCGCACCGAGCATCTCGTCACGAATATTCATCAAATCGGTGTTCTTACCGTCTAGCATTTGTGGAACATCCTGCGACAGGTAAACAATAAACTCGTCAAGGAAAGCGACAACGGTCTTATTGTCCTTGTAGTTCTCTGCAACGAATGTAAAGTTGTCTTTGGCGGATGGAACTCCACCCTTCGTTCCAGCGAGTGTCTCAATGAATTGGTCTGTTAATCCATCAAGGGATTCATACAATTTACCGAGTGCTTTATGTTCGGCGTAAGACTTGGTTTGCCAGTGATAAACTCTAAGTTGATTCTGTACAGTAAGTAGTTTGGTAATGATGTTCATGTCACTATTTATGACTTGGCTCTGCGGGACTTTCGGGCGGTCTTGGGTTTACGCTTTTTACCGAATATCGCATCCCAATTCTTCGACCACTTTGAATAATCTACCTTTCGGTAGGCATCTCCCTTTCCTGCGCTATGTTTACTCCCCAATCTGAACCCCCTCTATCCACCAGTTTGGCACTTGGACATTCTTCCACTTGGCAAATCTCGCCTTATCACCGAGGTAGTAGTTGCGATAGGCGGTGACCGCATCTTCAGAGCGATACTTGTCGGGCATCGCCTGTGCGAACGGTGTGAGATCGCCAAGTGGAATGTTTTTAGGGCAACTACTGAGGTGAACAGAAATCAACTTCTCCATGGCATGGATCTTGTGATACCGAAGGTTGTACTCCATAAGCATGGCAGATGCATGCTGGTACAGCCATAGGTAATTCTTGTTTGTACGCATAACCCATTGTGTGCAAGGGTGATGCACCATAGTTGCGAGACACAGCGTCTGATTGCTGTGATCCCAATGCTTCACATTCCTGCCCGTCTTGGTCACACGGGTAGTTGGCTCACCGTCTAGAACACGATGCGCTGTTGACATCATCTGTGCGCTCTCGACAATCATCTTTACGACATGCTTGTCGCAAAGGTTTCGTGCGGCCACTTGTGGGGCAGGGTCTAGTACGAAGATGTTCATAGAGTAATTGTAACAGCAATTCGAACGATGTCAAGAATCGGGGTGACAGGATTTGAACCTGCGACCTCCTGCTCCCAAAGCAGGCGCACTACCAAACTGTGCTACGCCCCGTACTGATCCGCCTGGATTTGAACCAAGACAAGGAGAATCAAAATCTCCTGTGCTACCTTTACACCACGGATCAACTGGTCTGACAGGATTCGAACCTGTAACCTATCCGTTAACAGCGGATCGCACTACCGTTGTGCTACAGACCAATAAACGGACAGAGAGGGATTCGAACCCCCGGATGGCTTCAAGAACCATCGGCGGTTTAGTAAACCGCAGCATTAGACCACTCTGCCATCTGTCCAAACAAAGCGTAGTGAGGGACTTGCACCCATGCTCAATCACCGCTTGCAAGTCGATGATCCTATCAGCCTAACGCTGCTACGCAAACGGATGGGGAGGGATTCGAACCCCCGTTGGAGTGTAACTCCAAAGTAGTTTTCAAGACTACCGCATTCGACCACTCTGCCACCCATCCTAAATCTCACTCTGACAAAAATTGATTCTGTTCTTTCACGCTTCTCTTCGCATCTTCAAGGATCTTGCGATCAGCATCAGCATATCCCTCCTTGTACTCCCGCCAATAAGGATCATCAGTCGTACCCGATCCAAATGGGCAACGGCTCCTAGATCCGCTCTGTCTGTCGCTGTATCCGTCACGGTATCCTTGTCCTGCATTATAGTTCATGGTTTGTCTCCTGAGTGGATCGAAGGGGATTTGAACCCCTAACCCCTGCCTTGCAAAGGCAGTGTTCTACCGTTGAACTATCGACCCGAAAGAGGATGACGGGAGTCGAACCCGCAACATTTGGCATGGAAGGCCAACACTCTGCCATTGAGTTACATCCTCAAACCCCTTGCATCCCTGCAAGGGTACATGTCATAAGAGACTTTTGATCAGCCACCGAACGCCGTAGTCAGACCGGTCGAAAGATGCGACCAAACACTGACAACAAAATTCTTAAGGAAGACCACACCGTTCCATGCGAACGGAAGAAGTCCAAGCGTGATCAGAAGGCTACGATTGATGCCGACCTTCGAAAGAAGGCACGACAACTTATCGCAACCACCAAACAACGGACACGAACCAGTCTCATTCTTAGCCATTTTATCTCCTTTGTTAGAGTTGAATTGGGGATGGCTAGATCCCCGAATGGAGGCGGGGGGAATCGAACCCCCGTGCTAATACAATCCTTACAAGAACCACTTTACCTACATGCTTCCCCTTTAGAATTCCCCATGAGGCCAAGGGTTCCTCATGAGGCTCTCACATGTTTCTCATACGCACACGGCACATGTGAGTTAAGCCGTTTGTCCCTGGTGCGAGTCCCGAATTTTAAGAGTTGGACTATCGGGATCATCCAACTCTTTCTCACCGTTTTTTAGGCGGCGAGGGCAAGGCGACGCTGACGAGCAGCGGGCTTTGCGTAAACGAATCTGCGCTTCTTATTGGCAGTTGTTGTTTGGTCACATTTTTAAAGGAGCCTAGTAACCATCTCCTGCATGCTGTTCTTGTATGTCTTGTCTAGTCGATACCTGTTCGCCCCCTTAGTTTTGTGTTTCGTACTTACGCTTCCATTCAGAGATAGGAATCATAACGATTTCTTCTCCAAACAGATTTGGTTCTCTTGTTGCCCACATGTTCAATGTGTCGGAAGCAATCTTGAGATACTTAACTTCGTCCTCATCAAGAATCCGACTTGTTGGGTCTCCCTGAATGGCTTCCCAAATTTGGAATTCGATTCCATTCTTCCATGCGGCTCCGTAGTTTCTTTCGCTGATTTCCCGAATCTTGGTCACGATGTAATCAGCGAGGACTTCACGAATGCAAGTACTTTGAGATGTCTGTGTAGAGTTTTCCATGTCGATGTTGGAGTAAGTATAAAGGACTTTGTGCAATTGTCAAGAGACACGAATCAGAATGTAAGCATAATCTTTTCCAGTTGGAATCGAACTGATACTAACGATCTTACGATCATCTTTCACTACACCAAATGTATCAGTGATCGTATCGTTCAATTGAACAAATGGACCACCTTCTAAGTCGATGTATTCGATGGTCTTGGGATCATCATTGAAGCATCCCCTAGTAAACATCGTGACTCCCTCAAGAGAATAGAGATTCTCTTCGATCTTCTTTATGATTCTATCCTGACCGTATCGGCTCTTGAATGCCCAACTATTCTTTTTCATTTTCAGTTTCACCTTCGTGCTGCGGCGTAAACTCCACACCATCTTCTTTCGTAAAGTCTGCCGCATACTCACCCGCTTTACGCCAAAGAGCAGGATCCATTTCTTTGACATAGGAAGCAAAGTTAAGAGAGAACTTGACCAGTGCGATCAAGGTCTTTCTATCCTCCTTTTCCCAGTGGATTCCACTCTTATCGTCTTCCATATACATCTACTTATGTTACTTCTTCGAATGACCAAGGGGGGGATCGAACCCCCACGCCGTTAAGGCGGCAGATTTTAAGTCTGCTGCGTCTGCCAGTTCCGCCACAAGGCCAATGATTCCTTTCCTTAAATGACTTTGGTGGGAGTCGAACCCACAAGGATGTTACTCCGAAGGTTTCTAAAACCTTTGCGTATGCCAGTTCCGCCACAAAGTCGAATGCTTCGGGTGGGGATCGAACCCACGACTTACTGGTTAAAAGCCAGTTACTCTACCAACTGAGTTACCGAAGCGAAAGCGTCCCCGACAGGATTCGAACCTGTGACTTACTGCTTAGAAGGCAGTTACTCTATCCAACTGAGTTACGGAGACAGGTTTGGTTTTAGGCGTTCTCAGATTTGTTTGGAGGATACTCAACCCCGACAACAAACGAAGTAAGATTGTTTATATCGAATGATCTCCATCCATCCTTCTCCAAATCCCAAACAGAGATGTTGGTGAGAGGGCGAGGTCTCTGCTCCTTCTGTCTCTTGTAAGACTCTGCCGCTTGCTCAATGGTGCGAGGGGGAAGACAGTCACTACGAAGAGTGCAGTACATCTGCCGCTCGGTGCCATCTGACTTGGTGAAGTTGATCAAACAAATATGTTCTGACAACGCCTGTCGAAGAAGGTACACAGATTCGGTCAGTTGTGCGAGTTCATTAGTGGTAAGTTCGTCATTGAGGTTGTTCATACCGTAAGTATACCCCCGACCCAAACAAATGTCAAGCCCGTTCTTCCAACTTAGTACGCAAGTATTCGGCATACATCTCAACCCAAGTCTTTGGTACTCCATAGGATTCAAATACAAATGGCTTTCCCTTCATGCGTGAATAAAATTCCCCAACCTTCATGGGCTTGAATTCGCCCACAGAAACTTCTCTGCCAAGACCGGGAAAGTCAACAGAATTTCCTTCTTCGTCTGTCGCCTGAGTTCCAATAAGGTATGCTTTCTTATCGTTGTAGGGCTTGTAAAGAATCGAGTCCTGATTGTACTTCGACCCTAGTTTCTTAAGAATGCCCTTGAGATTTCCGTTATCGGCCATCTTTTCACCAATGACCAAATAGCATCTCTCCTTAACATCCTTCGCCTTATCGGTCTTGTATCCTTCGATATAGTGACCTTCAAGACGATAGAAACCGAATCCCGATGCACGAATGTCGGACTCCAACTTCCGACTTCGGTCTAGATTCTCGGACTTGGTGTATCTACCACGGGAAGCAGAGATGATTCCAATGTTCCTCTCTACCGTGTGTTGGTAGAGCCGAACCATCGATGCTTCGTTAATCAAGTAAGTATTGCAGTTTTCCAAGATCATCCCTCGTCAGGTTCTTCAAGATAGTAATCACGATCATCGTGGTGCGGTTCATCATCGGGCTTGTTGTCCATCTGATTGAACATCTGATTGATTGCATCGGTCAGATACTTGTTTAGGTCATCACCAAATGCCTTGTTGATGTCCTTTGGATTCTTGTTGACCTTCTTGAACTTCCAGTTTCCATCAGAACCCATGTAACCTTCGAACCACAGTTGGTTCATATAGTTATTCTTGATGGAATTGTTCTTTAGGCGATTCATCTCATCAATGAGAGATTCGAAGTAAGCATTTCCCATGAGTTGATCGTCAACTCCACCCGATCTCTCAACCATACTCTTCTCTACGGTTGCAACACTTTGCTTGCTCATCTTTGTCACATCTTCAACCATCTTGCGATTTTCCATCATCGCATTGATGAACCCCTTGGGAATACTCTTGTACTTGTCGGCCTCAATTGCCATTCCCTCACCATACAGTTCGGCAGCAACAGACAACTCTGTGATTGTCTTATTGAGAATTCGAACAAGTCTAATGAGTTCTTTTTTCTCACGGGCTAGTTTGCTATTCGCTTCAAGAAGAGTGTAGAGGTTTTGATTGTTCATGCTGATAGTTTACTCCATTGTTTGCTATGTTCAAATGAATATCACTTAGATTTGCTGGTTTCAGGATATATCAAATCAAGAGTTTTTGATAATGCTTCTTTATCCTCATTCGGAGCCAAGAGACTCATGAACCAATTGATTCTCTCCATCTGACTATCATCTATTCCTTGCTTTCCTGCCTTCTTCAGACGGAAGTATGAAAAGTCTTTTGCCCATTCAGTAGGAAGTTTATTCCAATCTCTCTCAACTCCCTTTTCGTATGGCTTTCCAACATAACCCGGCAGTAGCAAATTTCCTTCTTTGTCTCTCGCAGCAAGTGACTGTCCACCGACCTTTTTTGTATCAGTTCCAGCATATTGCCAAGACATGTCCCCCAATTTTTGTTTTGGTCCACCAATGATCACCGCAACATCACCATTGATGTTTAATTTACTATAATCTCCGAATACCAACTTGTCCATTGTCATTTTTGCGCCGATGTGCGTATCCAATAAAATGTCGTTGAAGATCCTTCTTCCTCTTTGGTAATTCTGACGAAGAGCAATTTTATAGTCAGTCAAAACCCAAACGATATGAATATTTTCTGGCTTGTACCCCGCAGCACGAAGAGTACCTACAATTTCATAAGCATCTTTTTGTGACTTAAGAGTGCAGTCGAACATCAAATTTGGTAAGTATGTTCTAGTTCCACCTGGATTAAACAATATCTGTGAGATTCGCTTCTCTTCAGGATCAAAATTCTTCATGAGTTGATGCAACTTGGATGTATGCTCAGGGTTTCGCATGTCCATTCCAGTTACTTGTGGAAGTAGAACTTGCATTTTCGGACTCAGCCCAACTCTTTGAGCAGACTTAGATAACTTAATCACTAGTTCTTTAAGGTCATCAACATTTAGAATTTTGTAGTTTTCGCCCTGAATAAAGTGATTTGTGGCAAATGTTTTTCCTGATCCTGCTCCTCCTGAAAGAATTACCACTTGCTCATACTTCTTTCCACCACCAAGAATAAGCAACTTTTCTTCTAAGTACTCTCTGAATTTATTGTATGTCTTAATCATTCTGCTCTCCGTTAAACTTTCAACTTCGGATCAGAAGTTTTGAAATCTGCTTTCTTCATAGCAGTCATCATCACCATCTTCTTCATACTACCTTGCCAATCTAAAGTGAAAGGCATGTTCAAATCTTTACTGACATCGTGAATTACTGCTTTCCAATCAACAGGATGTGCGCTAATTTGTGATGCATACTTTGCATATGTTTTACGGAAAGCATCTTGGATTTCAGGAACACTAACTGTTCCACCATATCCTCTGCTTCCATTAATTCTTTCCCAAAAGTGTTGAGTAAATGCTATATCAAGTTTCGCAGTCTTAAACAAGTTGTCAAGAACTGATTCTAGTCTCTTTAGATCGTTTTTAGTAATAAACTGTTGGGGATTAGATGCGGATGCATATGCGCCCGTGGTAGGTCGGTCGGTGACAATGCCCTCATCTAAAGTGGCTTCTATTATGTAAGACTTAAATGATTTCATCTCTCGTCATTTCACCAGATTCAGTAAATCAGAGACCATCACGATGAGTTTCATGATCTCTGCTCCTATACTGATTCGCTTCTTACCTATTTTGTCCTGATCTGTTACTGTTGCTTTGGAATCTGACTCCTCAAGTTTCTCGTCCAATTCCCAAGGACCGTAGTGTCCATTAGAAAGCATTTTCTTTCTCATATCAGAGAAAGCATACTTTTTATACGCTCCCTTTTCATTTGGATTAATTTTTCCGATTGCATAGTATAATTTCTTGTTCATCTCAATCTTTCTACCATTTGAGTAATCGTAGACTTTGTCTTGATCCTCGACCCAAGCATGAGGAAATCGTTTGCCTTTGACTTTTCCCTGACCGTAAACTAGAGCATGGACAAGTATTGGACTGCCCTTTGCTTTCATTTTTTTACCGAAGAAATCTGTATAGAACCTCAACATAAGTTTTGCTGCTGCTTCCATACAGTCTCCGTTGCCAATATTGTTTTCCGTAAGATACGATTTAAATGATTTCATCTTGTCCTCGACTGCCATGCTGGCGTTTGTGGTAAACTTTTTGAGTTGACTGCCTCTTCTTTGTTAGCAGAAACTGCTTTCATCCAGTTCAAGATGAACTCTCTCCTCTGATTTGCTAAGTCCGCATTTTGAACTTCCCAAGGCTTCATCTTTTTCTTATCTGCCTCTGTATAATTCTCAACATCAAAGTCAGTTGCAACTCTGTCCAAAGCAAATCCCGCTCCACTCCCTAAGTAGATCATATTTGCTGTGGTATTCTCATTAATATGTTGTCTAAATGATTTCACGGGAGTATTTAGCCATATTGAAAGCGGGAGGGTTTCCCCTCCCGCCCCTTGCCAAGGTCGATGTGTCTGTTTGCTATGTTTATAAGACTACTGAAGATGTGACAGAAGATGCAATTTCTGACAGGTAGTTTGCGAAGATTCCGCTCATTTCTTTCTTTGCATCTTCGACAGTACCAATCTTCGGATCTACTTGAACATTCCATGTGCTTGATCGAATTGAATTGTTTGGGTTTTTGCTATGCCATTCATCAAACTCTGCACGAATTTGATAACTAGTTCCGGGCATAATCAAAGCATCTCTATTGTAACCGTAGTTCGTCCAAACACCGTCCATAAAAATGACAGGAGTTTTATTCACCGAGTCCCAAACGAGAATCGATCTGACAAGTTCCTTTTTTATTTGAACTCCGTCTTGAGTGGTCTCTTGACCTTCCCCTCTAATATCGAAGAACTCCTTGAGACACTTGCCCTTCCATCGATTTTGAACTTCAATATCAATCGAATCTGTTGGTTCAGGGTTGTGATAAATTGGAGATGCCGGTGTGGTAATTAAGACTCTGCTGACGCTCATATTCAAATTTCCTTCGGGGTATTTATTGCTTGCTCTCAAGATCGTTCAAAATCTTAGGAGTATTACGGACCATGACCACAAACCAAATCAGACCTCCAATCAAGCAAGATGTTCGGAAGTATGAAAGAGAGAGGCTGTCCTTCGTGAACTCATACAGGGCGAACCAAGCCATGTTCAGTCCGATTGAAAGTGCAAGGGTTGTGATTGCGGTTAGAAGGAATGCGACGATGATTGTGGGCTTATTGTATTTCATATGTGCCTTTGTTGGTGTGCGAACCCCCGTCGCATGGGGGAAGGTCGCACCGAGGATTATGTAAAGGATAACGCCCCTTGCGGGGCGTGTCAAGAAGTTCTTTGAAATTCCTGCTCCTGATCAGATTAGAATCGTTTACTTAGTGCCTTGAGTAAGTAAGAAGCACCGTCACCACTCTTACTCAGTCTAACTTTGCCGTTCTTGACGCATTCTTGTGCGCCGATTCCGAAACCACTTGATCCACAGCCCCACTCATTTCCTCTGCTCTTGAACTTTACCATTCTACGGACTTGATCACAGTCACGGTAAGCAGCGAAGAATTCTTCCATGTTTCCCTTTGTGAAGTCCTTACTGAAAGAAACGGAAGTGTTGCTCTCCACGGTTATGGCTACACCGTTGCTCTTTGCCACTTTACGAATCTCGTTTGCAAGGTTTGCCGCTTCTTCTACTTTGGATTCGTGTATGTTTTTCCAACTGTCAGAATCAATTTCCTCAAACAACATATCGATAATTTCGTCATCTACTTCAACACTAGAATCGATGTCGCTTTCATTAAGCATCTTGACTGCATTATCAAATTGCTCAAATCTAGGATCACTCTTTGCTTCTAGTGCGAGTTTATCCATTCTATACTTCTTCTTGTATTCATCCTCGCTCATTTGTCCCGACCTGACTTTCATCAAATCGTCCTGCATTTTCTTGATCTTTGCTATGTCTCCAGTTACGAGCGCAGCATCAGCCGCAAGCGCAGCAGCGGTTCCATATCCAGGAAATGTCGATGCTACTCCACCGACTAATTCAATAGCGGCTTTGATGTACTCTCCCTTGGCAAGTCTATTGACAGCAAAAACCGTTCCAAGTGCTAGACCAACAATTGGAATCTTGGACAAGAGCATTCTTGCTCCTTCCTTTCCTAGAACCTTAAGCGCAATTCGCAACAAGGTTTGCTTCCCTATTGTCTGCACAACTTTCAGTCCTGCTCTATTCACTGCTTGGCTCGTTGCTTGTCTTTTAATTTTCTTGATTGCAACTCCCTTGGCAATTTTATCAAATTCAGATTGACCGGGAATTTTAATTTTGCCATACTCTTTTGGTTCTTCACCTTCCCCATCTTCAATGTCTGCTTCGATTTTGCTCTTGTACTTCGCATAGTCCTGCGGCTTCAAGAATCCCTTGATTTCTTTTGCTGCATATTCACGGTCTTTCTTGTCAAACAGATCATCGAAATTATCTAACACGGTATCTACATCGGTACGATCATAGAACCCAAATGACTTTCCCCCTTCGATTGTGCCTTTGAGACCACCTTTTCTATATGCTTTTTCGATGGCATCAAGGAACACATCTCTTCGGCCTCCTGCTTTTGCGAGTGTCTCATGAATCTGCTTCCAATCAACACTTTCGCTCATCTTGCTAACCATGTTATCCCCAATCTTGTACATCCACAAGGAAACGGCTTTTAGTAATTCCTTAGGAGCATAACGAACCTCTTTGTCTGTGAGTATACGAGTGGATGAACCGGGATACGCAATTAGAACTTTCTCCACCTGATTTGTGCCTTTGTAAAAGAACATTGTGTATGGAGAGACTGAAGTTTTCGTATTCGGTTTCGCTGGCTTCTGAATGAATCCAACGGTTTTACCAGATATGATAACCATGTATCCCTCGACACTACCTTCCTTGAAAGGTTCGAAGGTATACTTACCGATTACCGCTTCAGTCAGTTCTTCGCTATTCTCTTCAACACTCTCAGCCTTCACATACTTGACATGGTTGCGGATCGCCCACTTCTCCATGACAGGCTTGCCGTCCGCACCCTCATCGACTGCGATGTAGCAGACGGTTCCCTTGACATTGGCTGCTCTCCATTGGGTGAGTCCCCCGCCGGGGTCAGAGACACAGACTTCGTGCATGAGACCATGGCTTTTACCCCATGAGTCGGTTGAGTTGCGGTACTCAAACCGCTTCTTCTTGGTTGACTCGGTGAAAGCACCAACGATTCCCTTTGTGTCCAAGGGAGCGTATGCTTCCTCAACTTCCTCTTTAGTTGATAGTAACTTTGGAGAATTGGCTTTGAAAATATCTCTTGCACTCACCTCAACTGTTTTACCTGTCTTAAAAATTTTGACTGTGAATGTACCACCTGGCTCTTTACCCGCTTTCCATGAAATCAATTCGCCTCTATCGTTTCCTGGTGGAACCCAAAGAGACTCTCCCTTCTTGAACCCTTTAGGAAAGCGTGGGTCTTTCGCCTCTTCGATATCGACCTCTTGCCCGTAACCATACTTTTCGGCTTCTTCTTTAATGATGCGTTGCCAATGTTGCCACATGTGTCATTCCCCTTCTATTTCAAAATTGTTTAGTGACTCAAGTAAGTCTTGGAATCCCTGATCGATCAGAACACTTTCCATTACGCTTGCCATATTGACTACAACAGCGGCACGGGTTGAAGACGGCACATGCCCCTTCTGAATTGCTTCATCATCAGGATCTATTTCTATGACTCTCGTCAGTCTCATATTGGATTTCACACTTCTTCTGAGAAGTTTCTCAAGAGTCATTGCGAAGTCTTTTGCTTTCGGCATGTTCGTAAAGGAGACCCAGAACGAAGATCCAAACTTCTTAATTGGCAGAGACTTTGAGAAGCCAAGCATTCCCATGAGATCTCGGAACCGATTCTCAAACTGTTGTGGACTATACCCACGCATTGATTGGACGGGCATGTCCACAGCAGGGGCTTCGTTGACTTCTGTTGACTCGACAAACAGACCCAACTTAACTTTAGCGGCTCTAGCCAACTGATCCATCGACATTCTTCCGCCTTGAGATGCCCACATGTCGAACATTACTCTT